TATACGAGCAAGTCGAGCTTGGAGACCTCAAAGTCAAGTACAACACTGATAGTCAGGCTGTCGGAACTGTTAATAACGTATTCGACGTTTATCCTTGGCTGCAGTCTTATCTTGGTGCTTATTGTTCTGGAGGTTCTGGCTCTTATCAAGTTCGTGTGGTGAGGGGTTGATATGTCACTTGTAGACGACACTTTCAAGTCAGTCCCCAAAGATCTACTGGACGATTGGGGTCAAGACATCACGTTAGTCAAAACAACAACACCACGCACTTATGATCCGGCAACAGGTGCAGTCACTGGAGCGGATACGTCTGTGGTGTTGAAGGGTTTAATTTCTAATGTTTCATCAAGAGAGAACGACGGGCTTTATCAAACAACTGACATCAAAGTAATTATTGGTGGTGATGAGTTGGGTTCTTATTATCCAACTGAGGCTGATCGTATTCAGTATTCACAGGCTGGTGCGACCAGGGAAGCCAAGATTTTAAATGTGCTGAGCTTTAGGGGTGAGGATCCCTTGCTGCACACAATCATTGCGAGGCCGCAGTAATGTCCAGGAGAAGGAGGGAAATAAGTCAGTTGCCCACTGACATTCGTGAGTTAATTAATGAAGTAACTCGCGTTGCTGCAGTCAATATTATGAATGATCTTGCCGAAGCTGGTCCTGAATGGACAGGAGAATTTCAGGATAGTTGGGTTGCCATTCCAATAGGCACTGCAGCATCAGGCTCTACTGGCGGTGGCTACCCATATACTTTGAATGACGTTCCAAAGCTTTCTACGTCAATCAAAGAAACGGCAAGGGTGAAAAAATTTGAGATTGTAAATACACAACCTTATGCAGCGTATGCACTTGATTTAGAGCAAGGTGTATTTAGAGGAGGTATAAGGGCTGAAAATCCTGCAGGAGATGTTGTTGCTACAGGTTCTCGCCCTACTCCTGGTTTTCGTGGAGATGTTTCTGGAGACGGCGAAGCAAGAAGTACCGCACCATTGGACTGGTACACCAACTACATCGACGGCGGAGGAATGCAGAAAGCGTTAGAAGACGGCGTAACCTTAGGTTTTAGGAGAGGGCGATGAGATACCAAGCTATTCGCGCAGCGATCGAGTCCCCACTCCAAACAGCATTTGGAGCACTAAGTCCAGCAGTGCCTGTATTTTTTGATGGAATTACTGCTGCGCCTGCAAACGCAACTACTGAATATGTTCGAGTTAACATTAATTTTGGACTAACAACAGAAGTTACATTGACAGATAATCTTGATTTTGCGCGTGGCAGTGTAGTTATTCGCGTGTATAGCGAAAAAGGCAAAGGGCCTGCCAGAAACCAAGTTTTATTGAATGCTGCAGTAACAACTTTAACGGGGTTGTCTGCCTCAACACGCGATGATGCGGGTATTTATGTAAGACCTGGAGCGATCAACGGCCCAACATTTTCAGCTGAAGAGACAAGTCCCCACTTGGTTGGACGTATTGATACCGGCTTTACAGCAGAGGATCAAGATTAGATGTTTTGTCGTCAACGCGCTAAGCTAGATCTGTCCGGGTTCCGCCCGTAAAGTCCACCATTCTCCGTTTTACGAATGGCTACCGTCCTTTCGGGCACCTCTGGAGCCCTCTATTACAAGCCTGCCGGTACATCTGGCAAGTTCAAAGCTGCTGATGTCACCAGCGGAAGCAACAACATTAGTGTTGGTGCCTTCTTGAATTTCAAGGTAGACGACAAAGTTTCGTTTACTGCTGGTGGCGGCACTCTGCCTGGTGGTTTAACTGAAGGCACCCCTGTCTTTATCAGAACCTACGTGGCTGCAACTGGTGTTGCTACGTTTGCTGCTACTGCAGGCGGTACTGAGCTTTCATTAAGCAGCGATGGTACTGACGGTACCAGCGACTTTGTCATCAACTTTACTGAGTTTCAGTCAGTCGCAAATGTCCGTTCTTGGAGCTTCGAGGTAACTCGCGAAGAAATTGACACCACCAGTATTGGTGGAACGTTGGGTCAAACCGCTCCATTCCGTACGTTTATCTCTGGTTTTGCTGACGGCACTGGATCTGCGGAAGTGTATTTCACAGATGATGACACCGGCATCTCTGCTCGTTTGATTGAGGACGTGACTCAGCGTCAGCAAGCTGGTGCGACATTTAAGTTGTATATGGACACGGTGCTGTCTTCTGGCACGCCTGACGACACAAAGAGTCGTTCCATTCAACTTGAGGCTGTACTGACCTCTGCAAGTTTCTCGGTTACGCCAGATGACGCGCAGACTGTTTCAGTCAGTTTCCGTCCCACAAGTGCACCTACTTTCGACTTTGCTAAAAGTTGATCGTTAGCTGATAGCAAGGCCCCTGATATTGTCGGGGGCTTTTTTAATGCTATTGTGCTAGTACAACCAAGTGAGCATGTATGGCAGTTCGCGCCATTGACCGCCTTAAGAAAGCAGCCAATCTCGAAGCAGTTAAGAAAACAGTCGAGCTTTCGGACGGTACAGAGTTTGAAATGTGGCTTACGCCATTGACGATGGCAGAGCGTGAACGCGCTCAAAAACGTGCTGGATCGGAGGATCCTAATGCGTTTGCTTTACAGCTTTTGATTAATAAAGCTCAAGACGAGAACGGCAATGCTTTGTTTTTGCCTGGTGAAATTGATGTACTTAAGAACGAAGTGAGGGACAAGGATCTGCAGTCTTTAATGCTGGCAATTTTGACTGACGACGAACAAGAGGCCATCGACCCAAAATCCTGAGCGCCGAGCTTCGGAAAGATAACTGGCTCATGCTGCAGTTTGGCATTGCCAAGGAGCTTGGTATGAGCTTGTCGGAGCTTAAGGCGACAATGACAGCAGAAGAGGTTGTTGGTTGGAGCGCTTACTTTCAAGTGCTGAACGAAGAGCAAGAAAAAGAGTTCGCCAAGGCTCGCAGGCGCAGGTAGAGTGGGATAGTAGCGACAACAAGGTTTTTTCGTGGCAATCAGCTATCAGGCAAAAATTGATCTGATTGTTGCCGGTCTGGATCAAATTAAAACTGCGGAGAGGCGAATAAAGTCTCTTTTAGCGGAGTCAAAAAAATTAAAAAGAGGCAGTGTTGCTCAAAGGGGTACAGCAGCTCTTGCTGCAACTACTCGCGAAAGTCGGCAACAATCTCGGAGCACAGTTAGAGCTGCTGAACGCAGACTTGAGCTTCAATCAAAATTAAATTCTGCTACTGACTTATACCAAAGAAAACTCCAGCAATTTCAACGTGCAGGCGGTCAAAATAATAAACAACTTCAAGCTCGTGTTGATCAAATAACGCAAGCTTTTACTGTCGGCACTAAAGAAGGTACAAAAAATCTTCGATTAACAAGAGCACTTGGGACAGAACTTGGACGTGTTGTTGAAAAACAGTTAGAGCTTAATCGAGCTACAGCCCAGGCAAATAAAGGTTTTGAGGCCGGGAGGCGTGGGTTTGAACGTGTTGAGGCACTGCGATCCCAAGCTTTTGGAAACGAGAAAGGACTGCGTGCCGCTGAAAGTTTAGTTGGAAAAATCGGTCCAGCGGCAAGGTCAGGGGATCAAGTTGCTTTTAACGAAGCAGTAAGAAAAGCTGATGCAGCGTTACGGCGCTTAGAAAGTGAGTTTCAACAGGCAGTAAAAGCGCAAAGAAAAGCTAACAAAACCAAGCGCGATGTTGAAAGAGCTGAGCAAAAACTTGCAAACGAAACTAAAAAAGCTGCGAGAGATCAGGCAAGCCGACGCAAAAAACGTTTTCAGGATATTGCCACTGGTGCGGGTTTTCCGTTGTTGTTTGGCGGTGGTCCAATTCAATCATTAGCCGGTGGCCTTGGTGGAGCATTTGGAGGCTTTGGCGGATCTATCGCTGCATCAGCAATTGCGTCCCAAGTCGAAGCATTTGGAAAAGCTGCTACAAGAGCGGGTCAAGCGTTTAACTCTACGGGTGGAGCGCTGGATTTTATGCGTGAGAAATCGTTGTTTAGTACAGCTGCCACTGAAGAGCGTGCGGCTGTTCTTGAAGAGCAAGGCAGGGTAGAAGAACTGGCGACGCTTCTTACTCAAGAGTTAACAGACAAGATTGGCAATGAAGGCGTTCGTTCTTTGCAGGAGTTAGGTAAGACAACAAGCGAGACGACACGTCTATGGAGTGAGCTTACAACTCAGTTGTTTGCGTTAATTTCTGGTCCGCTAAATAGTTTCTTGAAAATTGTAAATCAAGTTTTAGGTGGCATAACTACTGCTGGTCGTTTTGCAGCATTAAGTAAAGATTTAGCTGGTAATAAAGAATTTGAAGCCGCTGTCAAAGCTCGTAAGAGCGGCAGAGCCGGAGTATTGTCGCCAGCAGAGAAACTAGAGCTTTTAGAGCTGTTTGGGCCGAAAGTTACAAGCACCGCTCAAATTCCGGTTACACCTGAAGACCGACGTCGATTTGCGGTTAAAGGCAAGGCAGGCGAGAAAGTAGCACGCGAAGAAGACCGTATCAAACAAAGGTTGGCAGCACTTGAAGTAGAACGGAAAAAGATACTTGAGATTTCTGGTTTTAAGGACAAGATTGCTGCAGCTGAGGCTGCAAACGACTCACAACTTGTTATTCGCTTGCAGGGTGAGCAACGAATTGCTGAGATCGAAACCAAGCGTCTTAGTGATCTAACAAAAGTTAAAGATCAACGATTAATTGATGCAATCAATATTAAATCAGCAACTGAAAAACTTGCAGCGCAACGCGAAACTGAGCGTCAGATTACGGAAGAGCAGCGTAAGCGTCAGGAGCTTTTTGACACAACAATTGAAGATCTTGAGCACCAGCTCCAGATGACAGAAGCAACTAGCCAGGCGGAGCGAGATCGCTTAAAAATTGCAAAAGAGCTAAAAAAACTTGAGAAGCAGGGTTTTTCAGGTTCTCAGCTAGGGCAAGCTGAGTCAGTTATGAAACAGTTAGCTGTAGCGCAGCAGCCTTTAAATGCGTTTATTCGTAAGACCACTGAAGAGTTAAATAATTTGCAGCAAGTTGCTGTTAATGTTTCGCAGGGCATTGGCAATGCAATTGGCAATTCACTGGTAAGCGGTCTGCAAAGCTTGGTTACTGGAGCGGCGAGCATCAAAGAAGTATTTGCCAATATGTTGAAAAGCGTGGCTGATGTTTTAGCAAAAACTGCTGCACAAATGATTGCTCAATATATTGCAATTGGCATTGCGCGTGCGTTTGCTGGTATGGGTCAAAGTGGTGGAGGTCCAGATCCTAATTCAGCAGGAGTTACTTCTGTTTTAGAAGGTGGAGGTTTTACGACAGGCAGTCTAGCTGATGCTGCAGTATCAGGAGCTTCATTCGCTACAGGTGGATATGTTTCAAGCCCCACTAACGCTTTGATCGGAGAAGGTGGCGAGCCTGAATATGTCATTCCTGAATCAAAGATGCGTACTGCAATG